CTCAGATCTCCTGATCATAGGCGGCGCTATCCCGCCGCCTACTGATCAGGATATCTGATCTAGCGATTTAATATGAAACAATTAAAGATATGTGTCAAAGTTGCGAGTAATTTAAATTTGCAGTACAGCAACAAATTACAAGATGACAATATTCAATAGAAGGCCTTATTAACCAGATAACAAACCTGGGACATCCCGCTATCGACTGGATGTCCCAGTTAGGTTATCTGGCATCTGCCTTCGGATATGAAACAAGTGAAGAAATGTATCAACGTCATGAGTAATTTACATTCGTAATACAACGACAAATTATGAGACAATCAACTTCAATTTAGGAGGCGTTTGATCGTCGATCCGCAGGTTAATTCACTGGGAAATTTCCCAGAATTGACCTGCCTCTCGCCGGCACGCCTCCCGAATATGAAACCAATAAAGAAATGTATCGAGATTGTGAGTAATTTGAACCCGTAGCATAGCGATTGATTGCAAGATAATTAAATTCACGTTACAGGTTGTTTAACCTGTGTAGCCAGGCCTTTCCTGCCTCCATATCTAGGAGGCCTTCAGGCCAGGCTGCACAGGCAGAACCTGTAATAATGAAACAGTTAAAGAAATATGCCAAGTTATTGAGCAATCTATGGAGCACACCAATAGACAACAAAATGATTGAATTCAAGTTCCAGTCAATTGATAAGCCCAAACGACGGGTATAATCCGCTATCGTAGATTATTCCCGTCGTCAAGGCTTCCCTTGACTGCAATTATGAAGCAAATAAAGAAATGTGCTAAATCATTGAGTATCTATAAAAATAAAAGGAGGTTATATTAATGTGTATCTATTTTGAGGCATTAGAAAGAGTGCAGAACGGCGAGCCGTTTTACATTGATTTCGAAAAAAGAATTATGAAAGTAGGAAAAGATAAGGTTATCGATAATGGTGAGTATGATACATCAAAAGTGCTACATGGTCACCAAATCTACGACTTACCAGTTCTATTGCATATGATAAGAGAACTTTATAGAAATTATAAGTACTCTCTACCAAGTGAAAGAAGCGACAACAAAAGAAGAAAATATTTCAAGGCACTGTCAGTTGATGAGCTTACAGATGAGCAGTTGATTGTAGGACAGCCTCGTGAGGTTGCACAGTTTACACTTGAGGCATTCATCTTATGTACAATTCTCAGTGGAGATTTTGTATGGGATGAAGAGATTATGGGGAAGTGGTTCTACCAACGTCCGTCTGATCCAGACCTGATTATCTTAAGAAGTTGGGTTGAGGGTAAATAATTATTAACAAAAATATGCGACGCTCGGCAATACAGGGCAAATAAATTAAATTTGAAGGAGAAACAAATTATGATGAACAAGAATGAAAGAATGAACAGACTTAACAATGCAGGGGTTAATACTAGTAAGTATTTCACGGTTGACCTTGATAACGGAACTAGAGTTACACTTATGATTGATGAAAATGGAAATCCTGCAAAAGTAGAAGATCCTATTGCGAAAGAAATTATTGCCGACGGTTATGTAAGAAATACAAAACTCCACAGAAGATTCGTTATGGCTCAGATGTTCCATGCTCTTAACTATAAGTCTTATGATGGAAGAAGAGAGGGATATAACGACTACATTAAGAGATTTGGTATTAAGTATGAGTTCGATATGATGCTTGAGGAAATCAGAGTACTTAGTAAGCTTGAAGCAAGGGACAAAGATACATTCGTTGAAAGAAGCCACTTCTTCACAATGGATGTTATTAAGGCTACTATGGAAGATTATATTGAAGAGCTTAAGAAGTATATCGATACTCTTCCTAACAAAAATTGTAAGGGCATTCCGTACAAGAGAATTAAGGGAAGAGACATCTTTGTAGTAGATATTGATAAGAAGATATATGCTCCTCTTAGACAGAGAATTCATGGTCTTAAGTATGCAAGCAATTATAATGACGTCCACAGAATTGTTAAAAACTTCATGGCTGATATGATTACGGTTCCTTATGGCGCTTCTAAGAGCAAGGCTTGGATTGATGCCTATAAGGGCGAGGGTGCATTCTACACTCTTAAGAACCTTGTAATGTTCCATGGTTGTGGAATTATGGTTGACGACAATATGGTTTATGGAGCAGCTGCAATGAGTGTACTGAATAGTAGACTTAGAGCGTATAAGGGTGAAGGTTGGAGAATGTTTGCCCTTATGAAGAAAGTTATAGCTGACAATAACTTTGACTTCAAGAAGAGAATGTCTGAAATCTACAACGACTAATTAAAACAAATTGCATATAGATAATGCAGAACACACAAGGCATTTCAATTCAACAAAGATACTGCTATAACTATGAGATACAGCAGTTCAGGCTGGTTAACACCAGCCCCAACTGCTGTTTCTCATCGAAAGCAGTATCCTATATGAGACCGATAAAGTAATATCTACAGAAATGCAGAGTGTGTTGGTATAAGCGCCAGTATACACAAGAGAATATAATTCAGTTCAGCTGCGTTAATCAGGTGATCGAACCGTTAATAATCCCTATCCGAGATTCATAACGGTTCCCTGACCTGCTATCGCAGCTCCTCCATGAAACAATTAAAGAAAGCTTACAAGTTCATGAGTGTATATAAAAATAAAAATTAAGGAGAGATTGATATGAAAAACAGATTAATAATTCAACTCGGTAATAAGAAAATTGTAGCAGAAATTTATGATAATAACGGTCCAGAGATACCACCAGAGTTATGTGTATTTTTAGAGGAGGAAGATGGGACTATTATCCAAGATATTTGTTTGGTAAGACCTCACTATGATATTAACAGTACAACAAAAGAGTTTGAAACAAATAATGATTTCGTTGATTGTCTTGTATGGGGCGACAGTGACGATGAAGATTATACAAATAAGTTTGTAGTAGGAATACACGAACAGGAGGAAGATTAACATGGAAAATAACATAGTATTTAGTAAATATAAACTGTTAGCAATAGATATTTTTGAGTGGTGCCAAAAGCACGACTTGTGGGGAGACAATATAATCTACTTTGATGGTAAAGCCTGGTCCAATAGTGAGACGTGGGGCGGTGTTAAAGGCAAGAAGATTGCCGAAGACTTGTATGAGTATGAGAATCGCAACCCTTGTGATTACTTTGAATATGCAAATCCGGAAACGCTTTCGATGTCATTTGAGGGTGGACTGAACTATGTACTGAATGGTTATACTCGTGGTTGGGTTAAACTTGAAGAGCAGTTCGGAAAGTTATTTGAAAAATATGGATTATATTATGAGATGGGCCATTCTTGGAACTTGGCCGCATATAAAATTTAAGGAGGATTATTATGTTTGATGAAAAACTATGGAGAATAGCACAAGAGCAAGCAGCAAAAGAGTATGAAGAAGAGTGTGGCTCTTGGGATGATGCAGATAAATATGAAAGAGAAGACTGGGTCTTTAGTGTATATATGAGACTGAAAGAGGCGACAAAATGATTGATAAAAGAATTGAATTTGATGAGGCGTGGAACAAAGATGACGGAGAAACGGTGTTGTATTTTATAGCACCAAAGGAAATATTTTATGATGATTATCCCGAAGCAGTATCTATGGAGATTAGTCTTGAATTTCCTACAAAACATGCTGAGGCATCATATGTGACAGCAGAATGCTCGCCAACAAGACATATAGAAGAAAATGACAGTTATGAGGAATATGATTGGCGCGAACTTAACATTTCAAATGAAGATATTAATGAACTGATTGCACTTGCAAGAAAAGCGGGTTGGTCGGAACAACAGGAGGTAGAATAAATTATGGCAAAAACGAGTCGTAGAAAAAGAGCATATGAGGCATATAAGCTGGATTGGATGATTCAGCACGGATACACACTAACAGACTTAATCAAAGAATTACAGTCTTGCATAGAAGAGGTCGATGAAGATGAATTAATTGATTTGAATGCAATCTTTGAAGACTGGGAATTCGGCTATGGTTTTCATAGTGAGATTTGGGCATGTTACGAAGAGTTTTGTGACAACGAGTATCAAGACAAAGAATATGTAAAACAGCTTTTAGGGGAGGAATAAATTATGAAAATTTATAGAGACGGCAAAGAGTATGAACTTACTTTTAGTGAAATGATTCAGGCTAATGAAGAATACAAACTTGACTGTATGATTGAGGATGTAAAAAACTGTTATCAGCAAGGTGAATACGACGTAGACCTGTCAGAAGACGATATTAGTGAGATAGCAAGTTTCGCACTTCATAATCTAAGTAAGAATGATGGCTACTTTGAATCATATTGGATGAGCGTACAATATACGCTTGATAATTATATCGGCAACTTACCTGTTGATGAAGTGGAGGAATAAATATGGTTTACAGAAAGAAAACCTATAAAGATGTAACCGATCCTAAGATATGGGCCATTTGGGAAGAAGTACAAGATGAAGCAAAGTCTCTTTATCCTCATTACTTTGAGGATTGTGAACCGGAGTTGTATCAAGACAATTCTTATAGACATCTTGGATATTGTTGGCAAACATTCCGAAATTCTCGTGAAATGAATGTTGACAGGGTTAGAGCCACAAGATGTATTATTCTGTTAAGTCAAAGATTAGGTCAAGATTATGACGAAATAAGAAGCGTACTGTGTCATGAGTTCGGACATTTTGTTTCACCGAAAGAAGACCACGGTTATCTGTGGAAAGTGAGGGCAGACAAAATTGGTAGTCGTTGGAATATTGAAGCAAGTAGATTATCTAATAATGAAACTTTCAAGGAATCGGCAAGACAAGCTAGAGCGGAGCGCAAGGCTCACAGCGTAGATAGATATAGGGTGTTTTGTCCCGACTGTAATGCCGAATGGAAGTATAAGAGCAATTGTAAAATTGTGCAACATCCAGGATTGTATCGTTGTAGCCAATGTAAAGCATCTTTGAAATCAGCAAAAATTTAGGGGGAATCATGGATAACTTGTTTTGGACTAACGAAAAGAAATGTGTTAATTATTGTCAAGAAGAGTTTTATAGAGACCATCAAGCACGAATGATTTTCAAAAAAGGAAGAAAGTATTTTTGTGTACAGGGAGATCTTTTTCAAGAAAGCGACGATACTTTTAAAAATGTTTTTGGAGAAACGTGTCACTATTTAGAAGATAGCGATATTCGTCGTAAGTATGAAAATGATGGATATGAACTTAGAGGTTTTATTAATTCAAGAGGGTGTTTTAAAAATAATTAAATAGGAGGAATATATTATGAAAATTGAAAAAGTGTATCCAGCAGGCTGGAAAATGGTAACAGATGAAGAGACTTACTACTTTGGTGAGTATGGCAAGTTTGGTTGTTATTGCAATGAGGGTGTTGTATATAAAGATAGACACGCTTTTGAGACAGGTGTTGGAGTTTGCTATATAAACGAATTTGGATTTGACAATGACGATGAGAACAGAGGCCGTTTGTTTGAGTTTAATGCTAAAGAAGCTGCGGCTTCAGACTTAGAGGGTAACAGTTATGTTGCTACTAGCGGTTATACAAGAGCAGACCTTGAAGCCTTATGTGAAGGAACGGGCTGTGATGCAGAAGATTTGTTTGACCACTTAGACTGGATGTCGCCGGAAACTTTGGCTGACGAATGGATAGCAGATGAAGAAGAAAATAATTAATAAACAATACAAAATGATTTAAAGGAGAATTTAATTATGACACAGAAAAACATTGACGTTATGGACATTATTGTTAGCAAAATGGTAGAGGGTGATAAGCTTTCTAAGGCATTATCGAGAGTGTACACTACAAGAAATGTAGCCATTCCTTATGGTGCAGCAGATTTGGATGTGTCGGTTCTTGATGTAGGGTTGTCTAATAGGGCAACCAGAATTTTAATTAGAACGAAGCTGATGACCCTTAAAGATGTTGTAGAATTTTGTCAGACACAGAAGCTTACTAACATTGTGAATATGGGTAGCAACACGGCCATCGAGGTATTTGAAGCAATACTTAATTATTGTTGGGAACATATGACTCAGGATGAGCGTGTATCGTTCCTTATGGATACGGTTGAGAGAAACAGCGGACATATTCGCGAAGGAATAGTATAAATAAAATAAACCGAGCCGAGGCGGTTAAACCTCGGCATAAAATGCAAACGGTTACTTTATGATGAATAATATGATATAATGAAGGAGAAATGTAAAATGGGAAAACAATATGTAAATGTATCAAACACAAATAGTAAATTAGGTGCGGCAATTTTGAGCATTAATCTTCCGGCAGGAATAACTTGTGCAGCAGATGTGCCTTGTAGAAAGGGCTGTTATGCAATGAAGGGCAATTGGCTCTTCCCTAGCGTTAAGACTTCCTTACAGGAGAACTTGGAGGCATATGTGAAAAATCCGAAGTTGTATTTTGAAAGTATAGCAACTCAGACGGCACTTGCAAGATTTGTTAGATGGCATTCAAGTGGTGATATCGTCAATATGGAATATCTTGAGGGTATGTGTAAGGTAGCAAGAAAGAATAAGGACACTCATTATCTTTGTTTCACTAAGAAGTTTAAGATTGTAAATGATTTCCTGGCAAAGGGCAAGAGAATTCCGAAGAACTTAAGCATAGTATTCAGCGCTTGGAGTGATTGGATTCCTGAAAACCCTTATAATCTTCCTATGACCTATGTATATGGTAAGGACTTTGCGAATGATCTTATTCCTCATGACAGTATTCCTTGTACAGGAAAATGCTATGAGTGCCAGGCTTGTTGGACATTAAAGAGAGGCCAGAATGTATATTTTACTAAGCATTGATACAAAACAAAATGATTAAGAAAATGATAATTTTATTAGGAGGAGTTAATTATGGGAAGTTTTTCTTGGACGAGAGCAGACAAAACCACAAAGAGAAGTAATTTGACAGATGGAGATAGTTATAAGATTTTAATTCCACAAGAGTTTGGTGGAGGATTTATTAAGGATATTTATTATGATTATGGATATGTTTTTGAATACGATGATGCAAAAGAAAATGCTGATTTGTATGGTATTCTTGCATATTGGAATAAATGCGAAGGAATGATTTATGACGGAGAAGAATATCCGTCTACTATGAAAGATATTCTTGAGCGTGGAAAGACTTGTTTACAGAATAATCGTTGTAAGGGTATTGATATTGGTTGCTATGATGAACAAATTGACAAACTGAAATATCCGTTGAAACTTGTATCTGCTTCATATAAAGGAACTTATGAAGAATGTGATATGAGAAGTTACGGAGACCCAGAGCAAGGATTCTGCAAAACTTATTGGAGATAAATGACGATTTTAGGTGGTAAAAGTATATGAAAAAGAAATATTTAGTCGGTTATTGCTGGAATTGTTGTAAAAATACGAAACAGGAAATTATTCGATGTGATATGCCTATTGTAGCGAGATTGTTTTTGGGAATTGCCTCAATGGGAGTTAGCGAAGCTTGTGGGCATTGCTATCAATGTGAGTGTACTAAATGTGGAGAAACTAATAATATTTGCACATAAAAGAGTAATTTTAACACGGAGGATTTAATTATGAAAAATGTAAAACAGATTGTTGTGGCAAATATTAAGTGGGATGCTCCTAAATCGGCAAATTTACCCAAACGAGTTGTAATTGACATTGACGAGGATAACGAATATCTGTTAGAAAATATTGATGGTTATGCGGATGAATTGTGCGATTATTTATCTGACAAATATGAATATTGCATTGAAGGATTTAAGGCAGAGTACAAATAAAATAATGATTCTAAAACGAAAGGATGGATTTAAGTGTTAAATGAAAAAGAAACAGAGTTAATAATAGAGGGATTTTTTAAGGAGTGTCTGGCGTTTTGGAATAGAACAGTAACGGATACTCGCGAGGCATTCAAAAAGGCGATTAGAGATATAGAGGAGTTGACTCATGATCCATATGAGCCTTGTGGTAAGTTAATAGATATCTCTACAAGAGATAAATTTATAAGACACAGAAAAGAAGATTTAAATATTTTTCAAATATAAGAAAGGAATATAACGATGGAGCGGCAGAAAGATTGGAGTGGAAACACAAAGAGTATTTATGTAACTCTTGGAGCAAGTAATCACGTAGAAGAAGAGCGTGAAGAGAATGATTATTATGCAACACATCCCAAAGCGGTAGAGATGTTGCTGGATTTGGAGGAATTTGATAATAATATTTTGGAACCGTGTTGTGGAGAGGGTCACATATCAAAGGTACTTGAGGCACACGGTTTTAGTGTCCGGTCTATGGACAAGATAGACAGAGGATATGGAGAAGGCGGCGTTGACTTCCTGGAGTTTAATGATGCGGTTGATGCTGATATTATAACCAATCCACCTTACAAACTCGCCCAGGAATTTGTGGAGCACGCCATGGATATTGTGACTGACGGGCACAAGGTATGTATGTTCTTAAAGCTGACATTCTTGGAGAGCTCGGGCCGAAAGG